CTCATCGCACACCTCAGCATCAAACGTTTCACCTCGAATAGTGTCGTAGGCTTCAGCTGAATAAAATATAAGCACACCGCCATTATTAAATTCAATTATAAGATCTGAATGGTTTATCCGTGAAACAAATGGACATTTTCCCAAAGCCCTTACAATCTCTTTAAATACTTTCTTACATTGTTTGTAGGTCGGTGATATCCAGCCAACTTTCCACGAATTTTCAACGCACCATTTTAACGCTTGATTTTGTCCTAGCATCGTTTTACCGAACTGGCGACCGATTGAAACAATGAAATATTTTCCATCGCTGGCAATAGCTTCGTGGATCTCTAATTGCTTCGGGTGTGGTTTATATAAAATTAGCTCCCCCAATTTGAAGTGTGGCTAGTGTCTTTAATTTCAACTTTGTCAGGTTCGTACATTCCTGTTAATTTGCTAATTTCAGCTAGTGAACCTCTGTAATCCGATCCCTTTACCAATTCCTTTAATAAATAGAATCTTTGTTTTTCGTCTTTCTCTAAATCGTTTCGTTTACCAAGTACCCAAAGTTCTTCCCATGCTTCGATCATGTTCAAATGATAACGAATAATTTTGTCACGATCCAATCCGTGCGCTTTTTTAGTTTCAGCTCTGAGTTGGTCAATAGTTAACCGTATGTTATCCTCAGCACAAAGCTGGGACGCTTTAATCCTAATCCAATCCGCATCTTTGTTTGTAACTGCATAAGCCTGCCTGTAAGCCTCAGATTGGTTACCAAGACTTACAACAAGCTGCGCAAATTTTTCCTGTTTAGGAGTTAGCATATTCATTAGTTAACGGTTTGCTCATTTGGAATAAATAAAATCTTTACCATTCAAACACGAAACTTTTCGCATTGATTTTTTGTATAACTTTTTTACAACTGTTCCATCATCATTTAAGAAATTGACAATTTGCAATCTGATAGGTCCAAAGGAAAAATTAAAGTAGATCGGTTTGAAATATTTAAACTCATAACGGTATTTGTGCCATCCTTTTTTTTCACCTAGATATTCATAATTAATATCAAATAAATACCAATAGTCACTAATAAACCAATACGGGTCTTTATTTGAAGAATGCCACGTTTTTGTCTGTTTCCTAATTCCTAAATTCATTATATTTAGATCAATCATCCTACAAATTTTTAAGTTCAGCCATTAATTCAACCCTAGTCTTTGATTTAATATTTATCCCTTTTGAGGAACAATACTTTTTAAATTCACCCCATTTAATAGGAACGCCTTTAAATTCAACCGTTGGCTTTGATTGAATCGCTTTTGATTTTTCTACAATCCAATTACGTAAGTTATTCATCATATCCGAAATACAGGACGAACAACCTAGATCAGTCGTTGGAATCTCGTTATTTTGAAATCCGTAAATTTTTACCGATTCATCTTTTCTTAACTGATCGTAAACCTTGCTAATCTTCAACATAACCTCATACGATGGCATCTGTCGACCTTTGTGATACAAATCTATGTACAAAAGGTACGGTTTGATTTCTTGTAAAAAATCCATGACTAAAGCGATAAAAGTTTAATAGATTGGTAGATTAAATACCCAGCTAAAACTAGAGTTGTAATAGCGAATAATGTGCCGAAAAAACCGCCTTCGGGTTTCTTTGGGTTCGTGTTTTGTGTTTCCATAATTTATTTTAATAGTTTAACTTGAATAACTCGGTAAATCAAAGGTAAAGATAAATATAACAATTCCATTTGAAACCAAGCAAAAACCAATCCAATCCAATAGCTAAGGCAAAACACACAATTAAACGGTTTGAAGTCCAGACGTGTTTTAAATAGCTTTGGTATCGCTTCACGCTCATAAATGTAAAGTGCGGTCAATATTAATACAAAATTTGTTATCATTTCAATTTATCAATTACGTGTTTTAATCTTCTTTTAGCACAATGTCGACCGATCTTTAAATCGCTTTGAAGCCAGCTCGCATTTAAATCCCTCTTTAAAAACGCTTCAATCCAAAGCCGATCAATAAAAGGTAATTTCTTTTCAATTATCAAGTCTTCAAGTTCCTTTTTATAATCAAACTCCAATTCGTCAATAACCTGAATCGAATCTAAATCAATTGTGCTTTCATTCCTTTCGGCTAGGTATTCATTTTTAGCGATAATAAAGATATACGCTTTAATTTTACCCTCTCTCTCTACTTCTACTGCTTTTAATCTGTTTTCAATCAAACGAACACAAACATTTTGAGCCAAGTCTTGAAAGTTCACCCTATCAAAGTAGCGTGAACACTTGAGAATGTGGCTGTAATATTGCACTTCTACGGTCAACTTAATTCAAATATTTATGCAATGTACGTAAAAATATCGTTCGTTGTTATTTTTTTTTAGATTTAATTTTCTCCACCTCTTCGCAAACCTCATCCAGTCGCTTTTTAGTTTCAATAGCCATTTTACAAACAGCCACTAACAAAATTAATAAAAAGCTCAGGATTAAGGTAGCGAAGATTAGTTCTATTGTCATAGTTCCAATTTATTAAAATGGTAAATCTTGCCCGTGTTCCACTTTTAAACTAGGCTGAGGGCTTTCAGAACTGTTATAAGTAGATTCGCCTAGCTTTAATAAAGATAACGCCACCAGCGAATTGAAATAACGAACCTCGCCAATTTTCGGATCCATCCACTCACGACCATTCACCACAAAATTAACCTCAACTTTATCACCAATTTGAAACGGTTGGATCAAATCAACTCTATCTTGAACTAACTCAAATTGAATTGACTGAGGGTAATTGCTGTCATCTTTAACTGCAAATGTTCTGTTTCTGAATTTATCACTTACTTGCTTGATCGCACCGATTGCGATAATTGTACCTTGTTTTTTATACATTTTTGTTTGTTTTTAATTGTTACTATTATTTTAATTTTTCTAGTTTCATAAACTTATTTCTAAGTTCCTTTGTGATCATGGAATTGTAAGCGATCCAATCCCCAATAAATAGCTGAATCAGTTCAATCTCCCATTCTTTTACAGGCGGCTCAATAAAATCGTTTAGTATCTTTTCATAAATTGATTCACGAGCCAACTCGTCCAATAGTACGTGATCCGCTAACCCATTCCAAATTGATAACTTTTTGCGCAAATTGTCATGTTCTGCACCGGTTGGAATACACCCCAGCATTCGGTCAAATAACTTTGCGCTTGTCAATGGTTTATTCATGCTTTGTTTTTCTAAATCAAATATACCTATTCCAACACAATCAACAATAAATTAATACGTTAAAAATTTGCTAAGGTGTTAAAATTTTAACAGTTGTCTTTCATCTGAATTGAAACTATCAACACTTTGTCGCCATTACCGATCACATGGTAAACACCGCCTGACTTGGCTATAAATTGGATTTCGCTCCAATGTTCGAACGGTTTAGGACATTGCCTAGTGTTCCGCCCGAATAGATAACCATCAACGTTAAACTTCATGTAAGCTGGTATCGCTGGTGCGCCTAATATTATTTGATTTACTTTCATCTTATTTCGTTTTTAAATTGTTTAAAATATATCCGCAATTAAAACAGCGGATAACAGTCAGTAAGCACCATTTAAACGGATGCTTACTTTTGTGTTATAGGCAAATAAATTTTACTTGCATATCTGCACCTCATAATTTTCCCAACTATTACCTTCTGTGTCTATGTAACCGCTTACATTTCGCAACTCCATACCTTTTTCTTTTACCGCATCAATAAAAACTTTCAATGCTTTTTGTTCAAGTGAACTGTGTTTATCATAATGCCTAAACTTGATACAAGGTCTTCCGTTGCTATCCAAGTTCAATTCAAATTCTGCTTTCATAATCCGTAAAATTTATCAGCCTATAACATACGCTATACAAAAGTGGGGCTGTGTGCCAAATTTGTATAGTTGTGCATCTAATTTGCTTTTGTGTGGTAAACAAGGGTTGTGCATCTTTATCCCCACCTTCGTATAGCGTCAGCCGTTAGCACCAATACTAAGACAGTGCATCCGAAACAGATTTTAGTGCTTCATTATAAATTTCCAAAAAGTGTTCTTTCGTTGTTAAATTATGCTGAACATATTGTTCTTCAATAGCTAATGATTCACTTTTTTCAATTACCAATGAACGGTAACTATATTTTACTTTTAGTTGGTATTCATCTGTAATCATAATTAATTCATCATTGCATAATTCATCTTGAAAGTACAAGTAAACAGGTAGCTCTAAATCTGTTTCAATTTCTTTAAATTCTCTTTTTATTGTTTTTAGTTTCATCTTTTAAATTTATTAATTCGTAAAAAAGTACTGGTGCTAACAGCACATAAGCAAAAACCCAAATCCAACCGCACAATGCCAACGCTATTTGTGCCTTCGCTTATCTGCGAGCCGTTATGCGTCACCTTGCAGACGCTCCGAAACATAATCCTTGACCATTTTTTTAATAGGTTCGACAAATTCAACACGAACACGAAAAGCAATAGTTTTAGTTTCATAGTCTGCTTTTTTGCGACCAGAGAAGGAGCGTTTGCCCCCTCTCGTTTCTTTTTTCTTTTTCATTATGCAACTTTTAACCAGTTGATAAATTCTTGTTCTGTTAAATTATTTAAAAACTCTTTCATTGAGTTGTCGTTGCTTTCGCCTTTTAATAGACAAGCTAGATTTACATTGTGTCTAACTCTTATAGGAAGAACAGTTAATCTTCTAAATCCTAAAGAATATTCTGATGATTGAGCATTTACTTTTGCTAATGTTTTTGTGATTGTTGCAGTTGTCATTTTGTTTGTTTTTTTAATTGTTATCTGATACAAATATACAACATATTTTGATAACTGCAAACTTTTTTCAAAGTATTTTTGATTTATTTTTAAAATAGTTTCTAACTAACTGAAAATCAACACAAAAAAATAAAGCGAACGCATAACAGCACCTAATGTCAAGCAACCCTAAAGAAACTCCTCGATTTTGTGAGTGTCTAAACCTGTGTAGGTATGTATTAACTTGCGTAACTCCATTCCACAACTTTTTGTCATTTTCATGCGATCATCAAGTTCCATACCATCATAATTTTGATTGTCAAACATTTTATCCATCAAAGCCGTTTGAAAAATAATTGTAGCATTCATAAAATCACGATTAGAATAGTTCGGCTTATTCTCATTACCTTTTGCAGAAGCGTTTTGATTCAACAAATCGCCTGCAATTACTTCCAATTCTTTTTTGTAACTTCTCATTTTATCTGTTTTTAAACGTTTCATTGTAGTATATTTCTGCCCTTCCCTTATTCGGATCAAAGTTCTGGCAATTCATACCCTCGTAAAAAGCATCCATGATCTGTTGCTTAAACATTTGTTCTGCTTGTTCAACTACATTTTTGATTATTGGAGATTCTGAGGTCAAATCAAATTCCTCAACTAACCAACTTACTGCTGTTTGTTTCATAACTTTTCAATTTTATAACCCCATTCAATGTATTGCTTCAATGTATCAAGTTCATCTTCTTTGCCAGTATAATTGTAATCAACTTGCCTTAAATAACCATCCCCATTGTCAAAGCAATACCACCAACTCCCCCCTAATGGCTCAACTGAATCTTCTAACCAAACTCTATAATTTTTCATAACTTTTCGATTTCTTTTTTAACAGAAAAATAAAACTCAATCACATTTTTGTTTTGCCATTGGTGTTCATCCAATGCAGTTATTATCTCATCAACTGCAATCAATGCACATTGTTTAGAACATTCTAATGATGTGCTTAATATAAAAACATCCACTGTGTAATTATAAATTTTATCTACTAACTCTTGTGCTTTTTCTTTTGGTGTCATCTGATCTGTCTTTTAAGTTGTTCGATTTGTGTTAATAGTTCCTGCTCCCGAAACCATGCGATCGCTTTTTGCTCTTGCATCTCATTCATCCAATGGCGTTCCGATATTGCGTGTGAAACGTAAGGAATGCGGTTAAACGTGTTTTGAACTTCCAGCTCTATTTGTGCTGCAACCTGACTAGGTAATTTGATAAATTTAGTTTCCATGTTTTTAGATTTGTTTATTATTAATTTTCTCTTTTGCCACAACAAGGACAAAACCCGTGTGTTAATTTGCTTGACTGAATGACCTTCAAACGGTCCACCAAACTATCAAGTAATTCGATTTTTGAAATAAGGTTATTGATTTTGTCCTTATCCTCGTGTTTAATCAATCCGTCAAGTATTAAGGCGATTTCATTCACCTCATCAATTTCGTTGTCGTAAATTAGTTTATTCATGGCTTAGCTTCGATTTCATTTATTAAAGATTGGATATAGTCACGGCAAAGTTTAACACGCTCGATCACTTCATTGATAAATTCCTCGTCATAATCAAACTCAAATTCTTTGATTCGTAATTTACTAGGTAAATGATCGTATGACACAGGCTCGTTGTATTCCAATTCCTCAGGCGTATTTTGAAGCGTGAACACTAGCTTGGCTTTTTTCTTTCCTGTTAAGTGCATGTATCCGTTCGCCTGCATCCAATACCCCTTGTCAGGTTCGTTATCAAACAAAGGAAAGGTAAAACAATCCCAGCTAGCTTTCATCTCAATTACTTCATCCGGTAAAAGTAAGTCAGGCGTTCCCGTAAAATAATCATTTTCAAAGTGATCCATGTTCTGCAAAATGAATCCTAAACCTCTCTCGGTTGTATAGTAATCCGCTGCCGCTGCTTCGACTTCTAAACCCTTTGTTAGGTACTTTGAATTAATTTCTTTACGTGTTCCGTAGATTTCTTGTTTTAACCATTCTTCTAAATAGCTTTTGCAAGTTTCTGAAAGCATTTCAGTCTTTGATCTTGGATTAGTCATTATTTTGCCAATCGCTGAGCATCTAATTTTAAATTCTTTAATTTCCATTTGTCAATAGTTTTTCGTCCGCTTCTGACAGCGTGTATTGTTTTTTAATTTGTTCTATTTTTACAAGCCCTTTGCTAATTGAATCTTTTGCACTTGCCCATTTCGGGTGAAGCGGTGTCAAAACAAAGCTAGTTTTAACCACTCTCAAAGCATCATGAATTTCACCGAATGCTTTTACCTTTTCGATTGTGATCTCTATCTTTTTACCAATCCAATCTTCAATAAAAGGCGAATCCATGATCTTGGCCGTCATTTTTAGGTTCGTGCTATTCATAATCATAGGCTTTGCACCATCAAACGATACAGCAACGCATTCGTCTTTACCCCCTTTACCATCGTGAACCATCTCTTTTTTTACTCCTGTAATGGTGAACGCTCTATTTTTAACCGTTCCATTTTCATCGATTAAATCCCATGATCCTAAATAGTCTGGATTTCGTAGCTTTTTAAAATGTGTTTTTGACATAATTTATTTGTTTTCGTTTCTAGTTAATAATGCATTTAATAAATAATCTCTGTAATCGTTTAGGCTTTCATTCGTTGGTGCAAATATCTGAACGGTTAATTTCAAATCTCGGTCCTCAATATCACAGGCATAAAATTCGTCTGTAAACTCACCATCTTTTACGTGCCAAGTTTTTGAACTTTCCCAATTCGGTTGGATGTTTTTTAAATCTTTCATAATGTATTTTTTTCGTTTGAACAAATATACGAACTTTATTTTAATTAAGTGTCATTAAATAACGTTATTTTTTAAATATTATGTTAAAATTTTAACACTTGCTGAAAGTCAATCAGTTATAAGCATATTTTATTGGGTAAATTATTCCCTTTCCTTTCTGAGTGCAATGCGCTTGAAATCCAATTGATATTAATTTGTCGATCTTATATTTTTGTAATGGTTTCAAAGTGTCTAATTTTTCTTTGCATTCAATGAAAATAGCTTCACCATCTTTTAAACAAAGCAAGTCAGGGAATCCTGCAACGCTCAGCTTAATTAGATTCAAAACTAAATAGCCCTTTTGCTCCATCTCTTTTTTTATCTCAGTTTGATAATTCATAATCCTTTTTGAAATTTGACAATGTATAATTCTTTTTATTCATAACAGATCTGTATATTTTTTGCTCAATCCCACCATGAGCGAACACCCAAAACACTTTGTTGAATTTTCGTTCCATCGTAGTCATACGATCTTTGGACTGCCAATAACTAACTGCGCTGAAATCAATGTTGTAATAAATTAGATACTCCGCTTCTTTTAGTGATATACCTTCACGCCCTGAAACGATTTGCAAAGCTATGTTTTTACCCGTTGAATTGAACTCCTGTAAGTCATTAGTTAGGTTATCGCCAAATATCTCTTTCAAGGCATCCCATTCGGCTTTAAATTTATAAAAAATACCGATCTTGGTATCTTTGAATCTCTCTCGAATAAACTCCGCTTTTGAATAGTCGAACACCGTTCTGCTCCCATCCTCGAATTTTATCGTTCCGCTAAACATTTGATGAATCTTTTGTTGAAGTTTCACCGCCGTGTCTGCAAGAACCTCGCCTTTTTTTCCTATAACAACCCTGTCACGCTTTAATAATTCAATCACATTATAAGTAGAATCTTTCATTTGAACCGTTAAAACTTCCTCTTGTACATCGGTGGTAAACCCAGCTTGTTTCTGAGTAAAAGTTAAAATATACGGGTCGATCACTTTTTTAATTAAATCAATCCTAGCATCGGAGTAGTCCGTAATTTTGCCATGCGCCAAATACCGATCTTTTTTATTTACGTAAACATTCGCCCATTTATAAAAATTAGTTTCTGCAAATGGTGAATATTTCGACACCCAAAATTGGTGATAAATTTGGCTGTAAGATTCAGGTGTCATTGTTCCAGATAAAAAGATCATGGGTAAACGGCTGTATTTTTCTTTGAATAACCTTGTGCCGGTCGAAGGCTTGGGAAAATTTCCAAAACGGTGGCTTTCATCATGGATCACCAAATCAAACTGATCATTTAATTTGTGAAGTGATTCATTATTTATGACCACGATTTGAAAAAAAGCATTATAACCAAAATCAAAATAATCTTTTAATATGGATTGAATAGCTTTTTTTTTAGTCGCAAACAGAACATTTTTAGCACTAAACAATTTTGCTATCTCCAAAGCTGTTAAAGTTTTGCCCGTTCTGACTTCCATATTTAAATAGACTATTTTTTTTCTATTTAAAATGTCAACCCCTTTGTTAGCTAGTTCTATTTGATAATCTCTTAATTTAGTCATTTAACCAATCGTATTTAGTTTCTGCTATTTGGCCGCCATCACTAATTGAGAACCATCTGTTGGGTGTTCTGCCCTCACTATACTCAAAATTCCTATAAGATGAATACTTTTTAATCCAAATGCTAAAAGTCTTTCTTTGTAGCCATTTCTTAAAGTCTGGATAATCTTCAACAAATCTATTGTAAACCTCGATTTTATCATGTCGAGCGTTTAAAGTTAGGTTCTGCCTGTCGTTAATCCAATCAAAGAACTCCATTGACGTTTCAGCTATAAACTTCCTTAAATGGATGTTCTTAGCGTTTTGCTCAATTAAACCATTGTTGAGGTATTTCTGCAAACATTCCACCATGTAATTGTCAAACTTATTGAAATCACTCAGCTCCCAATCGTCAAATAACTGCCGTTTAAATTCGCTAATCGGAGTAATGTCCTTACCATAATATTGAGCGAACTCAATTTCGTGTCGTCTTCGGTTGTGGCTGTTTCCCTCGCCTTTTATGGCATAATTTGTAGATATAACAATCTTGGGACTATCTTCAACTTTCAGCTTAATAGCATCCTTATTTTTTCGCTCTAAGGTCATCCCCTCGGTAACTAAACTAAACTTACTTTCAAAATCGAAATTTTTCTTTACATCATCAAATACCAGCACATTCGTTTCAGCTGATACCGTTTGATATGGGAATGACTTTTTATCGTCAAAGGCTTTGCCATCTAAAATTGAAACCTTTCTAATATTTGCAATACCTTGTATAAATAACCCTTTACCAGTTCCCCCCTCAGGATTCTCGCTAATCACCTCATCATTCAAAATAATAGCTCTGTTATTCATTTTGTCCTTGTGGGTGCAAAGTAAGTAGCCAATTGTACATTCAATAGCTAGTGGATTACTGTTTGAAATGTTATGAATAAAAACTTTGTAATCGTTATCATTCTTATTAATAATATTGAAGCTTCGTTCAATTATCTGTGATTCCCAAATATAGCCATCCACATCAATGAAATCAATCATGTTAAGGGTATTCTTAGTTACTTCTAATATCCCATTTTGAAAAGCAATAAAGGACTTTTTAGAAGTATCTTTCAGCATCATTAATTCAACTGATTCCAGCATCAAAAGAAAGTTGTCACTAAATAAGGTTGCATATTTTGCACAATAGCTCCAAACATCGAACTCCGATCGTTGCTCTAGGTAGTTTAGTACAAAATCCTTGATCTTTTCAACTGACGTTTCACTAACTTTATTGGAGTTGATCGATACAAAGATAGGTTTTTGCGCTCCCTCTGGAAAATACTTTTTAAATCCATTTCTTTCTAGGAACCTCTTATAAAAAATAGGGTTAATGGTTACCTTACTTTTATCATCTTTATTCCAAAAATCCAAATGTTCATCATTCGATTTTATCTCTTCAAATATTTCAGATGAAACGTTATATTTTTTAGTCACCACATCCCGACCTTTGGGAATGTCAATAGCTATTTTATTTATTTTCTCGTAATTCTCAAAGTACTTACAATTAAACTGCCTAGATCGGTATGCGCTTTTTATGGTGTTCACCATTTCAGCTGAGGTAAAATCACCGTGAATAATATTATTTTCGATATAATATTCGGCATTCGTTTGATCTACTCCATACTCGCAAAAGGCACTAGCTACATCAAATACAAACGCATTCCTTTCTCCCTCTCTAAAGTCTTTTGACCAGTTCCATTCCATTATTTTATTAATAATAATGTCATTGTCTGTTATTGGAATTAATGGAACTCTATCTTTAATTTGATAACCCTTATCAATTATAATAGGGTTGTAAGTTTCACAATCTTTATTAATATAAATGTTAGGGTCGTACGATTCAAAACACACCCTAGACAAATCACTTCCAGACTTATCCAAATAGTCATACGAGTAATCCAAACTAAACTGCTCAAATATTTTAGAGTGCCGTGCCTTATCGCATTTATCTATTTTAATAACCACTTTCAACCCATCCCCCGAAGGGCTTCTAAAGGTACAAAAACAAAACGGGTTACTCTTTAGATTCTTATTCACCTTATCATACTCCAAAGGTGGTATATTGTCGAAATCCAAAACCATCAAACCGCTATGTTCAATTAATCCGTTGGCATTTCGTTCTGAGAACGTTCCACTAAACAGGATGCACGGGAGTTTCTTTTTGATCTCTTTGTCTCCGTTTCTTATAAGTTCAATTTTATCTTTAGATTTTCCGATTCTTATACGGTCAATCACTTTATCAATGGCTACATGATAGGGAACATCAGTAGTTTTTAATAAATCTCTAAATATTGTTACGATCATAATTTAAAATTAAAAAGAGTTACCCGACTTGGTGCATGGAAAAACCGTCATCGGATAACTCTTTTTTTAAATAATGCTTTGAAGTTTCCATGCTTCGAGCTACAAATATACAAATTAATTCTAATATACTAATATAATTACTACTTTTTTTTGGTAGTGCAAGTAGTGCAATTAACTATTTGATTTTTAAACCCCTGCACTAACTGCACTAAGATTTTGCTTTTTTTGGGGGCTACCCCCTAAATTACATTTCTTCTTTCTAAAGGGGTATATAAAAAAACCATTTTATAGTGCATTAGTGCAGGAGTAGCCATTCCATGAATAACCAAAACCCCGTTCTAATTCTGTGGAATCGTTTAACTTTCATAGCTTAATTATTAAATATTTG